GCCCCCCCTATGTCCGCTAACGCGGTATTAGAAATCTCTACCTTGCCCTTCTTGGGCGAAACGGCATCCTTCCCGGATACCGTGGAACCCTAATAGGTTCCAAAGCTTAATTGTAATCAGTTTTCCGAGGTATAGTATGCCGCGTCCGAATATAAATCTTGCTTTTGCCGGGAGTGTGACCTTTAAAAGTTACACGAACGGTACGAATTCCACGAGTCTTCGGACTCGGGGTCGTTCTAGCGAGACTACATCGGGCGTGGCTAGGCGCAAGCCTAGTGGTGGTTGGATTCCTCCAACCAACTATACTGTATCTGCTGATTACTACCAAGGTGGTGAAGGCACACACGAGGTTAAGTTGGTAACTCCAACTGCCACTGTGGGCCAGATCTACACGGGTACAGTCCTTTCCGTGGACAATCTGGGGCCTTACGACCTCAGAGTACTCTGTGACGCGTCGATGACAAGTGCGTATGCTTTTACCGATTCATCGGACCTTCAGGCACGAGCCATGATCCAGGCCTTATCTAGGCTTAAGGATATGGACGTAGACCTTGGTACGGCGTTCGGGGAGCGTAATAGCACAGCTCGACAACTTGGTGATGCGGCCAGAAGTCTTGCAAACGCCTATAGGAACGTCCGGAAAGGACGCGTCCGTCAAGCTATGAGAGACTTAGGTCTCTCAGCGCAACACGGAATGCCTAGAGGATCCAGTTACACTTCCAAGTGGCTGGGTTTGCAATATGGATGGAAGCCTATGCTCTCCGATATTTACGGAGCGGTGGAATCTTTGAGAAAGAAACCACCGGAGACTTGGAAAGTCACAGCAAAGGGACGTGCGAGTGAGTCAGAGAACAAGTCTGTGGTATTATACCCAACAGGCTCTACTGCGACTGGTTATAACTCGTACGCGTATGTCAAACGGGGAGCATTCGTGCGCCTCGATGCCATACCAACTAGCCCCCTTCTAGGGACGCTAGCTTCCGTAGGTGTTCTCAATCCGATTAACATCGCTTGGGAACTAGTTCCACTGTCGTTTGTTGTTGACTGGGCATTCGGGATCGGCGATTACCTCTCGGTGATCGACGCCCAGCTGGGCTACAGTAATGTAGAATTCAGCTCATCCTGGATGCGGGAAGCCACTTGGCGGATATCCGGCAATTCTGGCAAACTCGCATCTGGTGCCCGTGTTACTAACGACTTCAGTGGTTCGAAAAGGGCGTTTAGGTTGACCCGGTCTACCGGTGTTAACCCGAGCCCACCCTTTCCTAGGCTTAAAGACCCTAGGTCCTTCGGTCACATGGCGAACGGCTTGGCTCTTCTGAGTCAGGCTTTTACTGGTTCGCCAAATTATCACCATTACCGTTAACAATTTGGAGGCTTTAATGCCCGCAATCGCAACGTTGTCCATTAATGATGGACAGGCCACTCCTGTAGCTCATAGCTTTGCTCCCGTCACAACAGACGGTAGTCGAGCACAATGGGCCGACAGATCTCCCACGATTCCTGCAGGGTTTCGCACCATCACTCAAGAGGTGTTGCCCCCAAACGGGAACCGTACCGTTAATAAGTTGACTTGGGGCTTCATGGTCCCTGTTGTCGCTACTGTTGGCGGTGTCGACACTGTAGTCGGCTATAACAGTGCTCAGGTAATCCTGAACATTCGTCCAGAAGCTACTCTCCAGGAACGGAAGGACTTGGATGCTTACGTCATCAATACGATGTCGAACGCTTCCATGAAGACCTCCGTGGAGAACATTGAGCCATTTTATTGATGGCCGCTGTACTGAG